AGATAATCTTTATAAAGAGGTGAAAAATGGGATTTAGATTTAGGGGATTTAGAAGTGGATTAGGAATTGGTCGTGCTGGAAAAAGACTTTGGAAAGGAATATTTCAACCAATAGAAAAGGCAGGAAAACAATTATTATCTCCATTTAGACAAGGAAAAGAAATGGCTAAGGCTATGGAAGAACAAGCTAAAAGAGAAGAACAATGGAGAGATGATGCTAGAAAAAGACAAGACGAATTAGATGCAATTAATGATAAAAGAAAAAAACAAGAAGATCAAATTGCAGATGAAAGAAGAAGAACAGAGCAAATGAAAAATAATCTTGATGATCAAGATAAATCTGTAATTGATAAGAAAACAGAATACAATGGTGGTTCTGGAAATGCTGGAAGTGGAGTTCTTATTAATGAAGAAGAATTAAAAAGAAATCAAGGAAATGCACAAAACAATGATGGAAATTTAGATGATTACAGGGAAAGATTAAAAAGAATGATGACGAAAAAATAAGAGGTATAAATGGATAGAGTAACGATACAGTTTTATTTAGATAAAGCAAAAAAAGCTAAGGAAGCTGTTAAACCAATATATAATGAAGTTTTAAAATATACTGATTTAACTTATCAAATTACAGATAGTACAACAAAAGAATTAAAACCAAATTATATAGATAGTTTAATACCAACATCTTTAAATGACCTTGTATCATTTCTTATGTCATCTGTATTTAGTAGAACAACAAAATGGGCTAGTGTTGAAATGAATGCTAAATTATATCAACTTGTTAATGGATATGAAAGTGATTGGGTAACAAATGATAATATACAAAGATTGAATAAACAATTAGAAGATATTACGGATGTTACTTATACTTATTTAAACCAATCTAACTATTATGCGGAGATTGGGCGTTCATTAAAAGAATGTGTAAATATAGGAGTTGGAGCTTATAGGGTTACAGAAAAAGTTGACCCTATAATGCCTTTTATATTTCAATATGTACCATTAGATGATTTGTATTATTGGGAAGATAGCTTAGGTAGACCATATTATGTATTTAAGTATGTAAGAAATATTAATACAGTTGGATTAAAGTTAATGTTTGGAGATGAAATTAAAGTACCAAAAGATGCCAAAAACCCTAATGAAGATATGTTTTCTGTTATTGAGGTAATTACACCAATAGAAGAAAATCAAGGTAATACAAGTGGATTAGGAGTAGGAGATACATTAGGAAATAAATTTATGTATCAAGTATTTACTGATGATTTAGGAGAAGAATTGATGTCTAAGGAATTAGATTATTGCCCAATAGTTATATTTAGATGGGATAAAGAAGGAAGTAATCCAAATGGATTAGGTTTGTCTATGCTTGGGTTAAAAGTATTTAAGGACTTAGAACAAGCTAAAAAACAAAGAGAAGCGTCAGCTGAAAAATTATTAAATCCACCTTTATTCATTCAAGGAGATAAGTTATTAGCTCAAATGCTTTCATTAGATGCTAAGGCGGTAAACTATACTGGTACAATGACACCTATGCAAAGTTCATTAAATGGTGGAGTTAAAGTTGAACCAATACAAACAGTTGGTAATTTACTTCCATTAGACAAAGATATACAAGAATATAAACAAGCAATTAGAGAATTATATACATCGCACCCACTAGGACAAATAGATGAATATAAGAGAAGAAGTGCTGGTGAAAGTGAAATTAGATTAAGAGCATTAAGACAAAAATGGAGTAGAGCTTTTGAGTTTATAGAAAGAGAACTTTTAACACCAACATTTTTAATTCCTATGCGTATATTGATACATCAAAAAAAGATAGAATTTGAGTTAGGGGATTTAGATATAACATTAATAAATTATAAGAATGCTTTGGCTACAAACCAAGAAGCACAAAGTGTTGAAAAAGTTATGTCTTATATACAAACATCTGGTGCTGTTATACAAATGGCTCAAACAGCTGGATTAAAAGTTGAAAAGACTTTAAGATATTTCCAAGATAATTTAGGTATACCATTAGAAATTAGAATGACAGACGAGGAAATGCAACAAGCTCAACAACAACAAGTTGCACAACAACAAGAAATGCAGGCGATGGCTATGCAACAACAAAGAAATGATTTAAGAGGACAAGAAATTGCTAATGATCAACAAAAAATGGCTATGCAACAACAAGCACAACAACAAGCTATGTTAGAAGCTATGCAATAAAATTATTAAAATATAGTAAAATAAATAAACAAAATGAAAAACGATAATACTATATGAGAGGAAAGTAAATGGAAACAAAAAGAATAAAAATATACGAAGATAGATATTTAAGTTTGGTTAAGCAATTTGCTACAAATGATGATTTTAATGAGTTGATTTCATTAGCAAATACTATATATAAACTTTATGTTATGGATTGTAAAGCTAGTGGACAACCATTGGTATATGAAAATTTTGGCGATATGCTTTTATATCAAATAACTAAATATCAAGAAAGTAATTATGGGGGTAATTAATGGAAGGACAAGTACAAAATCCTTTAAATAATAATGTAAATACAGATCCAGCTGATAAAAGTAAATTACAAAATCCATTAGAGGATAAGGTTGGCAATGTAGAAAATCCATTATTACAAGGGAATGAAACAAATCCTACAAATCCAATAGAACAAAAACCAGCTATAAATCAATTTGGTTTACCTGTTGATGGAAATGTAGAAGATATACAAGAAAATAAAACAGATAATTTAGATGAACAAAATCCTATTGATCCAACTAATAAAGATAATCCATTGTTAAATGATGTATTAGATACATTAGGTAAACAAAATGGAATAGATGAAATGTTAGAAGGATTAGGAATTGAGGGTACAAAATTTGGTGGAGTAGATTTAGCAGAATTTCAAGACTTCCTAGATTTTGAAACACCAGAAGGTAGAGAAGAAATATTAAATGAAGTAAAAAGATTAAAAGGTTATGGTTATAGTGATGAACAAATAAAAGAATATACTGTTAATTCATTAGAACAATATAATGAAGGGTATCAAGCTGCTATTGCAGAAATGCAACAACAAGGTAATTATAGTGATGAAGCTATGACACCAGCAGAGATAAAAGCAAACCTTGAAGCTAATTTATCAAGAGTTGAAATAATGAATATCCCTACATTATTAAATTGGGTTAAGGCAAACATCAATTCAGAAATTTTAACTAATGATTTATTAAATGGAATGTTTACAGATCCAACATCTATAAAAGTATTAAATGCACTTTATAATGGAAGTATGAAAAATAATGGGGTTAAAACACAAGAACCAAGAATAATCAATAATGTACAAAATAAAATGCAAATACAACCATTACAAGCTATGCAATTTTATAGAGATTGGTTAGGAAAACAACAAAGTGTAACAAAAGAACAAACTCTTGAACAAATAAATAAATTAAGAGGAATGATTGGAGATAATTTATTGGGAGAATTTGATGAATTGTTTAATGTTTTAAAATAAATAAATTAAATTAAAGAAAGGATTATATGTATATATTCTGTGCATATATGTCCGTATGAGGTGAAAGAAAAGAATGGCGTATAATATTACCCAAGCAAAACAAGCTCAGTTTGAAGCTGTTATGCTACAAAAATTAAAAGAAGAAAAAGGAAATCTATTATTAGGGTATGGACAAAAAGCAGTTGTAAAAGGTGCTAATACACATACATTTTATAGATTAGGAGAAAGTACTGTTGATAATGCAGGAGATTTTAATATGTATAAGGATGCATATACAGGTTCTGGTGGTACAGCAGAAAAAGTAACTGCTACTATTGAAATGATATATGCAAGTGATAGAATAAAGAAAGAAGATATAAACTCAACTACTATTAACTTAGAAAGTTCTTATATTAAATCTTTATCAGATGCATTAGCAAGAGAAGTAGATAAGAAAATATTAGGAGCAATAATTGCTAAGAAATCTGGTGGTACACCTGCTGCTGGTAAATTAACTCCAATGGGAGATAGTACAAAAGCATTAACTGATACTGCTAATATAGATGCATTAATTCAATCAGCTGTTTATGCTGCTACAAATGTTAAAGATATGACTGCATCTACTGGAAGTAATGGTGTTGCATTAGTATTAACTGCAAAAGAATTTTCACAATTATTCACTGTTGAAAAAATAGCTTCTAATAACTATTTAGGTGGATTAAAAGAAGGAACTTCAAGTTTAAAAACTTTCTTAGCTTGTGAAGTTGTAAAAGTATCAGAATATGCAAAACCAAAAGATAATGGTGGAACTGGTATAAATGCTATATACTTTATTCCTACACAAACATTTGGTGTGGCTTCTTGGGAAAATGACTTAGAAGCAAAATCTTGGGAAGACTTAGCAACTGATAGTATAGCTTGTAGAGTTAAAAGAAGTTTAGGGGTTGCTGTAATAGAACCAGAAAGCATAATTGAATTTTTATACAAGGCTTAATAATTAGTTAGGTGTAGGATAGGGGGTAGTTAATTCTATCCCCTATTTTTAGATTATAGAGAGGTGATTAAATAAATGGCGAAGTTAAGAAATATCTCATATATAGTAAAAGAGATAGCTATTAACTCATCTACTACAAACTATGAATTAAATGGTATAGTTGGAAATAATTTGGAATTTTATGGATTAGATAAAATTACTGGAAATTATAAAGAACTACCAAAGGCTTGGTATCAATTAATTAAAAATAATGGGAATTATGTATTTAAAGTAGTAGACCCATCTATATTTAATTATTCTAAAATTCAAGTTGCTTTATGGTATGATAATAAAAGTTTAACTTATGTAACTGAATTTAACCCAGATATAAAGGTTTTAGTAGATAGATATAATATATTAGTAAATACTGTTTCGCAATTATGGGAGTATACAAAAAGACAGATGATAGTTGGAGATAGTATGGAAATGCACTTAATACTTCCTAAATTGAAAACAGATGAAGTTTGGATATGCAAAGGAGATCATTATGAAGCAATATCAATTGTTGACCTTAATGCAGAATTGAGAAAACTAATAGACCAATACGCAAATATGTATAAGGTTGAATTAGAACAAAAAACAAATGAACAAAAAGGTATATTAAATACTTATACAAATTCACAAAAGGAAGCAATTGAATTATATAAGAACGAGAAATTAAATGAATTATTAAATAAGTTGACAAGTTTAAAGTCTGAACTTGACACATATACATCTTCTAAAAAAGAAGAAATGGATAGATACAGAACGTCATTAAATGGTGTTTTATATAATGAAAATAAAAATAGAATAAATGATTATACAGATGTAAAGTTTAGAGAGATAGATAGTAAAACAAATGATTCAAAAAATGCTATTGAATTAAAGAAAATTGCTACATTAAATAGTATGGAAGAACCAATTGCTAGAATAGTTGAAATTAAAGTTGATGGAATGTTTACATCTAAAAGTCCAGTATATTTAAGTCAATTAAAAACTGAATTAGATAGTTATGTGGTAATGAAACAAACTGAATTAAATACATCAATTGAAAATAAAGTTGATGGTTATATAGCAACTAAAGATGGGTTAATTACTCAAAAAGTAACAGATATAGCGACTACGAATATTAATCAAGCTGTTGCTACTGCTAAACAAAATGTATTGAATGAAATACAAAGTCAAGCAGATACAAAAGTACAAGAAGCTATAAGTAGTTTTAATACTCAAGCTAATACAATAACAGCTGAAAAACTAAAAGCCATAGGCGACAGAGATGCTGTTGGTTTAGATTTTAATTGGAATGGAACTCAATTAGGGATTAAAAAAGAGAATGAATCATCATATACATATAAAGAATTAAAGGGAGAACAAGGTATACAAGGTTTAAGGGGGGAAAGGGGACATAATAGCGTAATTGTGTCTGAAACAGAACCTAATAAAGCAGAGTATGATGTTTGGATTAAGCCTACAGAAAATGGTATAGATATTGGAACTCTATTACAACAAGGCTCTCAAGGTTCTAGTGATAACAATAAACTTATAAAAGGAACTGGAAGTCCTAAAGGGGTTGTTCAAGCAGAAATACATACTTTATACTTAGATAAAGCTAAAACAAATGGGGCTTACTTATGGTTAAAAACAGGAAATAATAATACAGATTGGAAAGTAATCAAAGGAGATACTGGAACAATAGAATTTACTTCAAAAGTATTAGACGGTAAAATAAGAATTAGAAGAATAGATAATTTGGTTATACTAAACTTTGGTGGACTTCAATGGGATTTATTTAGATTAAAACCAAAAGCAGAAGTTAATGGTTCTAGTGCTAGAAAGTATACATATAATGGAAATTTCGCTTTACAATTAAAATTAACAAATAAGGATAATCTTACTCAATTTGTTATTCCTTATGGACTTAGAAGTGTTTATCCTATATATACTCCTTTATTTCACGATTCGGGAATATTATTAGGAAGTATATTTGTTGCACCTAACTCTGACTCTAATATGATTAGATTTAATATAATGGGTACAGAATATGCAGACAATGGGTATGTAGATTTAAGATGTTCTAACATCATATATTATACTGATGATGATTATCCAGAAAACTTACAAAACTTAATTAGGGGGTTGATTCAATAATGGCTAAGAATTATATATTAAATGTAAAAGATATTGATGGAAATTGGGTGGGTATTCCTACTTTGCAAGGGGTAGGGATAACAAATATTACCCAACAAAATAAAAAATTAATTATAGATTTAAGCAATAATACTAAAAAAGAATTTAATATATCTAGTGTGGATTCACTTAATGGGGTAGATTTATTAAATAAAATTAATAATGATGTACAAAAAAATACACAACAGTTTAGAGATTTTAAAGATAAGTTAGAGATACCATCACCAGCTGATATTTCAACTTATTTTAGGCTCAAAGGTATAGTAGATGTTGATTTGAATACATTAACAAAAGATACTGATGTCGGATATTATTATGTAGCAAATGGAGCAACAAATAAACCAACAGAAAGTGATTTTGCACTAATGTTTGTTTATAAAAATATGTCATATATTATGCAAATATACGTAATAGACTCTCGAAGAATATATATTCGTGCAAGTGGAGATGATGGACTAAATTGGAATAATTGGGAAAAGATTTCAAGTGGAAATAACGACAATACTAATTTAAGAATAAAGTTTAATTCAAGTAATAGTGCTACATTTTTAAGTGATAACGCTAGATTTTTGTTTAATCCAACAACTATATCTGGAAATACTCCTATTTCAGATTTTCATTTTAATAAGGGTAATCCCAATGAGTATGCAAATATATATTGTGGTACATTAAATGCTAACAATAAATTAATAGCACAAGATGAAATAATATCTAGTGGAGATATAACAGCATTTAGTGATATTAGATTGAAAACTAATATAGAGAAAATAGAAAACGCTTTGGATAAAGTTTGTCAATTAAGTGGATATACTTATGATATGAATGATAAAAGAAGAACTGGGGTTATTGCACAAGAAGTTGAAAAGGTATTGCCAGAAGTTGTACAAGATAGAGAAGATGGATACAAAACAGTCGCATATGGGAATATGATTGGATTATTAATTGAAGCCATTAAGGAATTAAAAGAAGAAATTAAGGTGATTAAAAATGGCAATTAAATATTCTGATGTAATAAATTTACTGAGAACAGACTATAAAGGGGTAATAAGAGCGTCTGACCCAGATTTTGCTGGATTTTGTACAAATGCACAAAGGTCTAAAGCCTTTGGTGTATTGAGTTTATCAGTAAGTAATATGTTAAATATAAAATTATCTGGTGTAAATAGTATCAACTTTAATAGTATTAATAAAAATTGGCAAATGTTATATCCATTTCAAGGAACAATTCATTTTTATATTATTAAAAAATCCACTCAACAAAATAATGAAATTAGGTTTGCTTGGAATACGCTATTTAAATATTGTAAGAGAGAAGAAATACCAATAAAAGAAAACGGTTTTAGTATATATATGAATTATTTTTATGCAGACCCATCAACTCCAAATTTTGATTTTTGGGGAGATGATATTTTATTTACGACAAATGATACATATGTATTGCCAAAAAAAAATACGTGGCATAATGGAAATGTAAAATTTACAGATTTAAAAACAAATGAAAATGGATTTGGTAAAAATCTATTTTTTGCTGCAAAAATACCATATGATATACAGAATGGTTGGTCTACTGGTGTTGGATTTATATTTAAAGATATTCATAAAAGTATGGATTTCTTTAAAAGATATGTTGGTATAAATAAACCTTCAAGATACAATTTTAATACATGGACAACCCATATCGAACCATTTTCACATAGAGTGTGGGCATATAATATTGATATGATAGATAATATTGGTTTTTATTCACACGATAGGAATGATTATGAAGAAATTAACTTAGATAATGTATATGTAGATTTAAAGTAGGTGTATTGTAAATGAACAAAAATAAATATATATTTGATAAAGAAAAAGCGAAACTAAATCAATGGCAATTAATAGATGTGGTTGATGAGAATAAAGAAGTAAACCAACCTAATATTTGCTATTGGGTAGGAGAAGAATATCCATCTTTTAGTATGATTTATGACGAAGAAAAAGACTGTATTAGAGAAAAAACTCAATATGAAAAACTTGTTTATAAAGAATATACATTACAAGAAGGAGAATACTTAGATGGTAAAGAAATTAAATTTATACCAAGACCAGAACAAGATAGATTATTTTGGAAATGGGATAAAGTAAAATGGGAATTTGATTTTATAGAATGGAAAAAATCCTTAGAGCAACAATTATTTATGATAAGAAATAATGCAATGCACAAAGATATGAAATACGACAACTTCATATTTAGAATGTTGCCAGTAGATATAGAAAACTTTAAAGAAAGAGCATTGCAAGTTGCACTAGGAATGGCACAACTTAATGATATAACTGAATGGAGATTAAAGAATGATGAAGTACACCAATTTACTATTAAAGAAATTTTAGATGTATTGGGTATGTGGGGTAAAAGAAAAGTTGATATATTCGAGAAATTCAATAAGTTATATGTTAAGTTTTTAATGGAAATTGATGAAGATGGATTAAGAGAATTTATGAAAGGGGTGGAAGAAGAATGGAATTAGTAAACAAAGTATTAGGGGACAAACAATTATTTATTAGTACAATAGTTTTATTTATTGGGATAGTTGCATTATATGTTTATGTTTTAAGAATAAAAGGTAGAGAAGCTGTTTTAACTTTAATTAGAAAAGCAGAATATTTATTTGATTTAAAGGGTCAAGGAAAAGAAAAATTACAATATGTTATAGATAATGCTAGAACATTTGTACCAGCACCATATAAATGGTTTATATCAGTTGAATTAATAAATAAATTAGTTGCAATGTTACAACCAGAATTTAAAGAAGATAAAAAAATAAAAGGTGAATAAATATGTTATCTCCAAAACTTATGATAGTTAGTGATGAGTATTGGGAGTTAATAGAAGATTTCAGTTATACAATAAATGATAAATTTACAATTACAGTACCAAAGGGGTTTAGGACAAACCTAGCGTCTAGTCCTAGACCTTTATGGTTTGTTATATCTCCTTCTGGAAAACATAATGCAGCTGCTGTAATACACGATTGGCTTTATAGTGAATACAATGATACTGGAATAAATCGTACATTGGCAGATAAAATATTCTATAAATTAATGATAGAATGTGGTGTTAATAAAATAAAAGCTAAGTGTATGTATTGGGGAGTTAGAAGATTTGGAGAATTATTTTGGAAACCAAAATTAAAAAATGAAGGATATAAAGATAGAGCGATTTGGGATAGAAGTGATGAAGCCATAGAATATTATGGTAAAATGAGAGATTTATTAGGGGTGGTGTAAATATGGATTTTGAAAATATTTTTACCACTCTTAATTTTATAGTTGGAAGTATTTTATCTTTTATTATTTCTGCTTTGGGTGGGCAAGATAAATTATTGGAATTTTTATTTATTGTAATGATAACTGAATTTTTTACTACACTTTATTTATCATTTAAGAAAAAAAATAATATAACACAAAGACAAAGAATAGATAGTATATTACAAAAAGTAGGGATGCTATGGATAGTTGTATTAGGTGTAATGTTAGATGGAATTTTTGGAATTGAAAATCAAACACTTAATACTAGAACAATGCTTATATCATTTTTTATAGGACATGAAGGCTTGACAATTTATGATAATTATGCTATAATAGGAATAGGACTTCCTACAAGTTTAAAAAGAATGTTTGAAAATATGCAAAAGAGAGGTGAATAGAAATTGAGTCCACAAGCAATTATGGGTGCAATTAATGGTGGTATGTCTATGCTTCAAGGGTTCATGGATTATCGTGCTGCCAAAAAAGTTGCTAAGATACAAAGGGGAATGGCAGACAAACAGTTTGAGTTTGATCGGCAACAAATGATAAAAGCCTATGCTAATAATTATGGTAAAATGATGATGGAGTATGCTGGTGCTATTAATAGTTTGGACAATCAATTTCAACAAGGGAAAACTGCCATCAATATGATGTTACAACAACAAAGTGGAGCTGGTATAGATATTGATGGTAGTTCTTTAAGAAATGATATGGAGAATAGATTGAAAGATGAGATGCAACAATCTATTAATAAATTAACAACAGAAAGCATAATTAAAAATAGAGATGCTTATCAAAATTTTATTGGAGAAGAATTAGGAATAGGAATACAACACAGCAACACTATCTTTGGAATAACGGCAAATAAGATACAACAACAAAGTCAAGCTATGGCTAGATTTTTACAAGGTGCTATGGAAGCAGGACAAGCAATAGCAAGTGATGGAATGATGAAAGGAAAGATGGAAATGCAACAATCGTCAATTAATGGAGATGGTGGAGTTGGTTCATTTATAAATAAAATAAGACAAGGAAGTGATTATTATAATCATCAAATGGTTGGTAGAGAAATGCGTAAACCATATGATGTTGATAGTACATTTAGAATAAAAAATGGTGGTGGAATAAATGGCTAATAAAATTTTTATACAAGATCCACAATTAAATATAGCAGCCAGTGTTCCAGCTGCTGTTAATATTGGGGTACAAAACGTAGATACATCAAGTCCTGTTATAGGACAATTTGGACAAATGTTGGCACAAATGGTTGGACAATATCAAGCCAATAAACAACAAATAGATTATGCAGATATGCAATTTGAGTTAGATCAATTAGAAAAGCAATGGCACTTAAATAACACAGCAGATCCAAATGTATATAAAACAGAAGAAAGTAGAGGTAATTTAGCTAAATCTTTAAATGAAAGACTTTTACAGGAACAAGATATAATCAATAAATATAGAGATAAAATTGGAGATGAAAATTATTATAATTTTAGTAAACAATTTCAATTACAATTAGCAGATGAAATGGCTGCTATTCAAACTGGAATTAATCAAGGATTTATAGGAGAAGAATATACAAGAGCTGTTAGAAGAATAGACAATAACTTAGATAAAGTTAATGATTATAAAAATGTATTTAATGCAAATGATGGAGCATTGGTATTAATGAGAGGGCATACATTGGCAACTTCTAGTTTAAAATATTTAAACGCAGATGACAATGAAACAGTTTACAAAGGATATGAAAATTACTTTGGGACATTACAAAATGCTTATAAAACAAAATTCATTCAAGATTTATATGATAATTTCTCAGATGGAAATGGAACATTAGATATAGATGGGATAAAATCTTATGCATCAAAGAATAGAGTAGAAACATTATCTGACGAAAATATTAGACCAGTAGCAAAAGAGTTGTATAAAAGTAGTCCAAATTTATTTAATGATGAACAAGATGCTTTTAATTATGTTAAAAAGAAATATGAAGATACATTAAATGAAATAGATAAATTTGTAAGTAAGAGAAAGGTTGAAAAAGAAAAAGATCAAGCGTTGGCTAATCAACAAAACTATTTAAAAATGAAGGAAGACTTTGATCAAAAACAGAAATTATTTGAAGCCAATGTTGCTGATAAATATGATGGCACAATAATAGGTTCTGCTTTCTATGAACAAAATAAAAGAGATGGTGTTTATGGAAATAACCAAGAGTGGAAATTAATTAATTCTCCATTGAGAGAAGACTTTGTAAGTACAATGAGTAATGCTGTATCTAAGGGTATGTCTTCTTATGGGAAGACGCCAGAAGATTTAACTTATATAATTAAAGATAATTTAATGGCTGCACTTAAAAGACAAAAAGAAATAGATCCATCATTTAATTATGGTGTAATATCCGATAGTCAAATAGATAATCTTGTTCAATTTTTGGAAAAAGAAATTTATTATGATGGTGATTTTAATATACAAAGTAATCCTAATAAAACTAAGTTAGTAAATACAAGAATGCAAAATTTAATGCAAAGTGTATTGGAAAGAAACGATAGTTATAATAGACAAAGTAAATTAAAGAACTCTGAATTTTTAACAGCGGTTACAACTTCGTTAGTATCTGGACAAGACAAATGGGAATACACAACTGGATTTTTTATTAACACTGGAACATTTCCAAAGGTAATAAGTGGCTTAGCCAAAATGTATCCAAGCAATTTAGAATTACAAAAATTGAATGCTATGGGAGATATGATTACAGATGAAAAAGGAAATAATGTATTAAACCCAAAAAAAATAGAATATTTTAGAAAACTAGATAGTACAATGGTTAAAAATTATATTAGAAGTTCTGGTGGACAAAAACTTTTAATGGCTACAATAGCAGGAATAGATATGTCAAGAATAAATAATGCAGGACAAGATATGATGAATACAAGATTTGATCAAACACCAGATACAGATCTTGTTAAAAAAGCTAATTCATATCTATATGGAGTTGGAAAAGATGAAAAGAAAGTTATGCCATTACATAGATCTTATGTGTGGAAGTATGTTGATAGAAACTATGATGTAGTTGATATTTCTGATAATAATAATATTAATAGAAATAGAAAATCTGCAATAACACAACCTATTTCAGATACTATGAATGCTGCAATTATGAACTCAAATGGTGGAACAAATAAAGAGGCATTTAATGAATTTTTGGTTAATGATGTTAATCCACAAGATCCATATTATAATAAGATGTATGATGAAAGAAAAATGAAAGGACAAACTCCAAAGGAAGATACCCTAAACAAACAACAAGATATTAAAAGCAAACCATTGTCAAAACAAAAAAAATGGAGTGAAAATGGTAGTGTAAGAGATATGATTAGACAATAATTTATATTAAAGGAGAGGTAAAATGGATAAGAAAAATAAAAAAGTAAATGAACAGATTTTTAATAAGTTAAACCAATTAAAGAAAGAAGCATCTAATTTATTAAAACAACCAAAGAAAGAAAAAAATATCATTGAAGAAGTTGCAAAACAAGTTATACAAAAATCAAAAAAGACAAGAGCTGACATTGCTATATTAGAAAGTGATATTAATATTCCTAAAAAAGATAAATTATATAGACAAGATGATGAAGCTCAATCTTTAATGGCTAGTACGTCTGCAAATCCAACATTAACTAGAACTGATGATACTAAAATAAATCAAATCAATGAGATTGCTAATAGTACAAAAGAAGAAAAGTTTAATGACCCAAGATACCAAATAGACAAAGAAAGACAAGCTATGTGGAAAGGTTTTCTTAAACAAAAATATGGAGATGAAAACTATACAAAAGCTACATTGGCAGACG